GGGGAGTTGTTCCGACTCATCGAGACTAAAACCTACCTTAACTGCCATTTTCATCAACTGCTCTTGATACAGAGGAATACCACCAGTGTAACTGAGTATGTCGTCAAAAAATTCATGGACAGATTGGAACTCTCCAGTTCTTGCATAGTCTGCATATCTGTCTTTAAAGTCTAAAGCTCCAGGACGAGCAATAGCAACTACAGCAGACAACTCCTCAAGGTTTTTTGGAGCTATCTGTTTACACACCTTAAAGTTGGTTTCAGCCTCAATCTGAAACAAGCCTTTGGGTTGCCTCAAGCATGACAGCGCATCATAGATGCTTTTGTCTCCAGGATCGATGTCAGCGGCTTTAATGCCTAATTGGTTACAAGTATCATTAACAACCGAAAGCGTCCTCAATCCAAGTATATCGAACTTAACGCTAAGGCTAGCAACGTCATCCATATCGTAACCAGATACTAATGCTCCATCATTAGTTTTTTGAAGGGGCATTATATCCTCTTGGTTGTAATAACTTATAGAAATGCCAGAAGGGTGAACTCCTGTATTTTTAATTAAGCCTTCTAATTTTTTTGCTATTTTATAACATCTCTCATGATTATCAGCAAACTTTTTAAAAGATTCGCTTTCCTCATAAGCAATATCTAATTTTGCGACCTTGCCAAAATGCTTCGGTATAGTGTCGCTAATCTGGTTAACATCCATTTCGGATAATTCTTCCACTATCTTACCGCACTCTTTCATGCAGAGCTTCGAGCTTAGTGTATTGAGAGTTAAAATTTTGGAAGTTCTTCCTTCGTATTTGTCTTCAATATACTTAATAACTTCAGCCCTGCGATCATAAGAAATATCGTTATCAATATCAGCGAGTAAAGAACCGTCAAGAAACACTTCTCCCTCATGCTCAATTTTCCTTGCTCTGCTTTTGGAGACAAATCTTTCAAAAAATAGTTCATATTTAATTGGGTCAATATTAGTTACACCGAGAAGAAACAAAACTAAACTACCAGCAGCACTTCCCCTTCCAGCACCAGTAGGGATTTTGCTTCTTTTGCAGTAATCCATAATATCCCAGTTAAGAAGTATGTAGTCCACAAAGCCGAGATCATCAAGAATATCAATTTCCATCTGAACCCTCTCATAGTAATCATTTTTGTTTTCAGATTTAGTTAAAGACTTATCTCTAAGGCCTTTTCTGCATAACTGCTTCAATATCTCCAAGCTAGAACTACCATGCTTGAGGCCTAGTGATTCTAGTGTGTCGTCTGGAACGACAATCTCTGGTAATTTAACTCCTGCTGGGAATGGATTCTTGTATCTCATAGTTCGATATCGTAAAGTTGTTTGTGGAATATTTCGAAATTCATTTCGATGTCGTATAAGGCATCATGCAGTCTGTCTTTGTCAAAGTCAATCTCATATTTTTTAAGAAGTGTTAATTGAGAAGTCTTCAAACCTCTTTCTCTATAGTTAAGCCACCTATACTGCCAATATATAAATTCTTTTTTGTTTACTGGTGACTCTTTTACAATGGCAGTAGCTATCGCTTTAGTGTCAATGATTCTATTGATATAGTCTTGATGCAGGGGTTCTCCAATAAGCTTCCTCCATACATCTATCATGTAAACATCGAAACCCAAAAGGTTTTGGCCCACAATCTTATAGGAATCGTCATATAAATACTTAGAGAATTCATCCCAAACCTTTTTAGGGTCTTCAGGGGTCTTTTCATACTCGGCCTTATTGAAACCAGTGATTCTTGCTGCATCTTTAGAAACACTCAGGTCATCCCATTTGATTAGCTTGTCATATTTTTTAATTATCTTGTTTCCTTCCGCAACAATCCAAGCCGCTTGCCAAGGTTTTGATTTTACTAAATTCAAACCTTCCGTCTCTGTGTCAAAAATAATGTATTTTTGTTTTCTATTATATCTTAGTAGGTCGTCGTTCATTACTTTGTTTTTTCTATATAGGATTCTAAGCAAAACTCATCACTAGAGAAGTGATTTAAATTTGGACAGGATAATGTAGCTTGTCTTCCGAAGCTTCGGTTGCAGAGGATTTTGTAAGTTTGGAGAGCTTCGACATCTTCTTTGTTTTTATAATATATTGACTTTACAAAACTAATAGGGAAATTACCATCGGTAAACTCTAAAACTTTCTGCTCAATAAGTCTGTCATAAGGAAGGTTGTTTTTCTCAACCCAAAATCTAGGATTGAGACCTTCAAGCTCTGGTATACAATTCTTTAAAAACAAGTTATTCTGATGAATAAAGCTATCGTAAAAGGGGACTACAAAAGAAAGGCTATCATTATCCCAAAATGACCGAAGCTCTTCGTATGTTATTTTACCTCCGTTATCAACAAACGCCTTAGAATAAATTTTATTCATTAGCTTGCAGCCTTTGTCATCCAAAGCAAATATAACGCACTTGTGATCTGAGTCTTTACATTCTATGGAGTTACAGAGAGTAATCCTCAGACCGTATGTTAGATCTATGCCGTTTTTTACACAGGCATGAAAAGCCTTCATAAAGCTGGTTAAGTTGTCTTCAACCAAGGTAAGACTTTTGAAGTCTTTGTCTTTGCATATCTGCACTATCTCATCGATAGTCAATATACTTTTACCTACTGAGTAGGTCGATTTGAAAATAGGTTTTATCACACCACAATCATACCAAATAAATAGTCTACGTCAAGACTAAATAATAAGCATTATCTATGAGCGGGGCATCCTGGGTAATGTTTGATTTCATATGAACCTCCCTCTGGAACCATATCTTCAGAAAACTCGTCGTCAAAACAAGATTTGTGAAAATTGCCTTCAGAATTTTTAATATCATAATAAAAGAAATCGAACTTCATCCCGCAATGCCACATAGGTGTCCCATCTTTTTTGAGTTGGCCCTTCTCTTTAGCAAAACCGCAAAGAAGCTTACAACTGAAAGAACCATCGCTAGGGAAACCTTTGTATGCTGCCATGTTTTTGGTAGCAGATTCTTCTGTGAAATTGTCTAAATACTTTTGTATTTCTGTGAGGTGATGTTCGAAACCATGAAGGTCATGCTCGTCCAGAGGTTCCATTCTTACTATACCGCTTTTCTTAATGTCAGGTATTAAGTCAAACTTAAGAAACAAGAACTCACTTTGTTTTGTTTCGTATTCTGGAAACAAATGCTTAACTGCAAGACTATACATCAAGTCCTGCATGTTATCTTCCGCGTCTTTACCTTTGAATGTTTCTTTGCTGGTTTTAAAGTCTCTAATTAAGGCGTATTTTTTATCTTTGTATAAAAACAGTTTGTCTATAAACCCTCTGATTTTATATTTTACAACACCATCATTAACAACAATATGAAAATCTTTCTCAGAATGTTCTTCAGTAGGTTCTTGGTCCGTATTACCGAAGAAGTCGTACATCAAGCCATTAAGGGTCATCTCCTTCATCATTTGAACGTTAGTTTCGTCATCAATGCCCTCCCTGATAGCGTGTTTCATTATTAACCTTTTAAAAAAAGGAACACTAAATACATCGAGAGTCCTGATTATTTCATCAAAATAATGCTTCCTTCTTTTTTCTCCCAACACTTCGAAGATCAAGTGACATATAGACCCTCGTCTAGCTCCGTCATTACTCCTGTCTGGAAGTTTCAGTTTGTACTTAGACCAATACAGCCAAGAACAACTCTCTGCTGTTTTGATTCTGCTTGCCGACAATGTTGTTACTGGTTCACTCATTTAATTTAGATGCCTTTCTTATATGTGTTTTAGAAAACTTCATTTCGTTATCTGCAACAAAATCAGATATGAACTTTCTTTGTTCTTTGCTGTCTGGAGTTTCTTTGGACCAAGAAGCCAAGTCAACCTCTTTCAAGTGAGCGTCTCCAAGATCGTTGAAGCCCTTTGGAGGGTTCTTGATGCACAAAACATCTAGATCGAAATAGTTACTCAATTTTAAATAGTTTTTTATAGAAGCCATGAGACCTCTATTCTCTTCAGAGTGAAAATCGTTATTACCAGCAAGAACAATCCTGTTCATCTGTTTGCTAGAAAGATAAGATATTATAGAAGAACTGACAGAAAGCCCAAAAATTACTAAAACGTTTTTAACGCCCTGTTGATACAGAGACATTGCATCTCCGATACTCTCAACTAAATAAACTTCACATTTAGAATCTATGATGGAATCAACTGTTTCTGAATTAGGAATATAAGCTGGATAAATCCAGTTATTCTTTTTGCCTAGATGCTTCCATTTTGCATAATCATTATCGTCAACTTTCCTCCCAGAGAACCCTATGATTTGAGAGTGTTCATTATAAACAGGGAAAACCATCCTGCGATACATATTGCCCCCGCCAGCAAGACCAACCCTAAAATCTTTTTGGGTTTCTTCTGAAATGCTTTTGTTTAAGTAGAAATTGTAATTAGGGAATAGTTTATCTAAAACCGAATCGTCGTAAGTTTTTTCCATTTGTATTAAGGTGTTTTGTTTGTATTCAGTTATCTCATGATCTTTAGAGTTGAGAGACTGCAGTACTGTTTTGAGTTTTTCTTTATCTCCTTCAAGAGTCAGCTTTACCAAAAGCTCCAATGGCTTCGGGCTTTCAAACCTAACGAAGTCACTCCAAACCCCTGAATTTTTATAAATCTTAACAGCCGTAGGGTTGTCTCCATCTCTATAAAGAGCGTTGGTTCTCCAGTGGTCGCCATTATCTATGAGTTTGTAACCCATACTTTCTAAGACTTCCTTCATATTGCTAGAACTGATCAAAATCTGGGACTTCTTCTGTTTCCGAATCATCTAGGTCTGCCGTTCCTTCTGCAGATCTTACTATATCCCTAAGGTCTCCACACTCTGTAATCTTGAAGTTGTGGAATTCAAGATTGACAAAGTTCTTCCTCAAAGCGTCTCCTACTTGAACGGGTTCTAAAGCTCCAGCGACATCTTCTCCCAAGTGTCTGCTTTTAATGTTCACTAATTTATGAGTCCCAAATCTATTGCCTTCTATTTCTATTTCATCAGCTGTTTTATTTCTTAGGATAAACATGTGAGAGCAAAACTGAATAATTCTATCAGAAAGGGAGACAATACTTTCGTCGTCCACAATGTTTTGAGCATTTCTGTTATTAGTAATTCCATATCTGTTCGACTGAACGGATGTTATCATTGGTATAATAGGCTCTCCTTCATGAAGAATTTCTTTTTGGACGCATTTTTTGAACTTGTCAACCATCTCACCAACAAGTTGCCATTCATTCTTATTGCCAGAACCTTCGCTTGTTGTCTTAATATAATCGAAAGAGAAAACCATTTTGTTTCCTCTGCCAACTTTTGACAAGTAAAACCTTTTAAGGGTGTTGACCATAGAGTCTACGTCCATACCCCCAACATTATAGTAATAGAACTTAAGCTTTTTAACCTTTGCCCAAGTCTCTCTGACTTTTTTAACTACATCTGGACCAGCCTGTCTCCACTTACCACTCTCAAGAAGATGCATTGAGATACCAGACATAGAAGAACACTGCCTCATGATAAGCTCTTCTTTACTCATTTCCCCATTGTCAAAGTGAAGAATTGGAACGTCATACTTTGCACCTACCCAACTAGCGTAATGCATACAGAATTGAGTTTTTCCTACTCCAGATCTAGCGACAACAACAGTTATGTTGCCAGGTCTCAATAGAGAACCATACATCTTGTTTGTCTTTGGATGAGGGCCCATCATGCCAAACTCAGTAACAGGATTATTACCCCTGTCCTCAATGACATCCTCCATCTCGTCATAAATATTTACTGGCAAGTCTTCACCAGTTTCATAAAGGTTTATTCTTGAATTATAAACATGATCAGCCTTCTCAACTATCTCATGATAAGCTGTTTCTGGAGAGACATTCTTCATCTCCCTAGCTATGTCTTGAGCGGCTTTATATATACCTCTTCTTACAGAAATTTTCTTAAGCTCTCTTGCTGTTTTGGCAACGTTACCTTGAGGGACTTTCCTTAAGGCTAACGATTTAATATAATCAGAGGGGTTAAGATTATCTTGAAAAGATAATCCCATATTAGCTATTCTTTGAGCTATAATAATCTCATCAACGTCATCACCGCTTTGGTTTGCTTGTTTGATGATTGTGAATATAGTCTTGTGAAGATTGCTTTCTTGAGAATAGAAGTCATCGCTATCTATGAAGTTGGATATATCTGCGAGGCTATCTGAATCTTTAATAAGACCAGCTAAAAGCTGTTTTTCTAATTCTAGGTTATAAATCATTTTGAAGAGGGTTCGACGTTGCCTTCGATAAAGTTAACCATAGCTTGCTTAAGGCCAAGCTCTACTATGGAGGAATCGTATTTTGAATATATCATGGGAGAACCATTCTCTGTGCATAATACAAGGATCATACCTTTATACTTATCGGCCCCACCACTTAACTCATATATCTGTTCTATAAAGTTATCTGGTATTGAAAATTCTGCTTCCTCTTCTTTCATAAATATATATCTTGGTCTTTAAATAGAGATGCTGTAACAACGTCTGTTGAGTATATCTCTACCAGCTTTATATCATTTAAATTGCAGAAGTCAAGCTTCTTTTGATCCCTCTTAAGCTGTTCCAGATACTTAAGCCTAGTCTTGTGAAAATGCTTGACATACTTAGTATGTTGATCTCCTTGGACTTCTACGGCGACTTTCTTGTTTGCATTATAAAAATCTAAAGACATTCTTGTTCCGACTATTCTGGGG